TTGAGCTGGAACACTTACTTTAGTGGGTTACCGCTTCTGGCCGGACTGAGTCACTCAGGGCTGACCGTCTCAATCCGACCCAGACGCGACATTCACTCGCCTCGATTCCACGCCATAGAGCCGACGATCAGTGCGATGTACTGACGAGATTCAGCCACGCGCCTGTTGCCTTCCCAGAAGAATTTCGTCGATATCTGCAACCGCGGCACTTCTGCGCACCAAGGATGCCCAGAGTTGCATAGACAGCGGGGGAACGAGCAACTGTCGATTGACACTAGACCGACCGGTCTATAGAGTATTGGTGTGACCAAAAACACTCCCACCCCAGCCCCAGGCACGCGCGATCGTCTCGTCGCGGCCATGCTCGATGCCCTGCGCACGCGGGGCTATCACGGCGTCGGCCTGAATGAGTTGTTGACGGCTGCCCGGGCGCCGAAGGGCGTGCTGTACCACCACTTCCCGGGCGGCAAGGCCGAACTCGCAGTGTGCGCGATTGAGTTCGTGGTGGCAAAACTTGGCGCCGACCTCGATAAGGTGATGCAGCGCACCGGCGATCCTGTGGAGGCACTAGGCGCCTGGATGGCCCAGGCTCAGCGGGTGCTGGCCGGTAGCGGCTTCGCGAGCGGGTGCCCGCTAGCCACCATCGCGCTGGAGTCCACGCCCGATGACGAGGCGATCCGCGCCGCGTTGGCCGATGGCTTTTCCGCTATCCGGACGCGCCTGGCAGACGCGCTCGCCGGCGCCGGTATGGCGCACGAGCAGGCGCGCGGCGCTGCGGCGCTGATCGTCTCAGCCTACGAGGGCGCGCTGGTGCAGGCACGCGTGGCCGGCAGCGTGCAGGCCATGAGCGACGCCTCCGAGGCGCTGGTCGGCCTCCTGCGGCTATCCCTTGGCAGGCGCAACACACCGAAAGCTTGAACTCATGACGATCCCGAACGCATCCCCAGCGGCGACTGCCGAAACTCTGATCCTGACCCCACGCGACGGCGTCCCGATCACCGCGCTGCGCTACCTCGCCCGCGGCCCGGTTCGCGGCCACCTTGTCGTAGCGGGAGCCACTGGCGTGCCGCAACTCTTCTACAAGGCCTTTGCCGAGTTCGCCAGTGCGCGGGGCTACTCCACGTTGACGCTGGACTACCGTGGCATCGGCCTGTCCCGCTCGGCCCCGCTCAAGGGTTTCCGCATGGCCTACCTGGACTGGGCGCACCAGGATCTGGCCGCCGCCGTCGACGCAATGGCGCATGAGAGTCTGCCGTTGTTCATGGTGGGCCACTCGTTCGGGGGCCACGCCTTTGGCCTGCTGCCCAACGCCGAGCGCGTGGCGCGCTTTTACACCTTTGCCACCGGCGCAGGCTGGCACGGCTGGATGCCGTTTGCCGAGCGGCTGAAGGTCGCATTCCTCTGGCGTATCGTGGGTCCGTTGCTGGTGCGCTGGCACGGCTACCTGGCCTGGAGTCGGCTGGGCTTCGGCGAGGATCTTCCGCTGGGCGTGTACCGCGACTGGAAACACTGGTGCCGCTATCCGCGCTACTTCTTTGACGACCCGGCCATGTCGCACATCGCAGCGCGCTTTGACCGCATCACCACACCCATCGTCGCAGCCAACGCGCTGGATGACCTGTGGGCTCCTCCACCCTCGCGCGATGCCTTCATGGCCGGCTACCGAAACTCACGCTGGCAGCCGGTGGACATCGATCCGGCGCAGCGTGGCTTGGGGCCGATCGGGCACATGGGGTACTTTCGCCGTAAGTCCGAACCTCTGTGGCGTGAGGTGCTGGATTGGTTTGGAGAGCACGAGACCTCGCCCGCCTTTCGCGGAGCAATCTCGTGAGCGCGGCCGACGCAGCCGCGTTATCGGCTCTCATCCGCAGCAGGCGCAGCGTGCGCGACTTCCTTCCGCAGCCGATCGAGCAGCACGTGCTCGACGCGGTGCTGGAAGACGCCAACTGGGCGCCGAGTTGGTCCAATACGCAGCCCTACCGCATCGCGGTGGCCAGCGGCGCGCTGCGCGACCGGCTGGCCGCCGAGCTCTGCGACCTGTTCGACCGCGGTATGGCGGCGCAGCATGGCGGTGCGTTGGCCAAACTCAAATTGCTGCTCACCCGCCGCGGTCTGCCGGATGGCGACTTCGACACCCAGTTCGCCTACCCGGACGACCTGCAACCGCGCCGCCGCGAGACCGGTCGCGGCCTCTACGATCTGCTGGGCATAGGCCACCACGACAGGGCGGCACGCGACCGACAGATGCGTCGCAACTTCGAGTTCTTTGGCGCACCAACCGCTTTGTTTCTGTTCGCGCACAGGGGCTTGCGCGAATTTTCGGTGCTCGACACCGGTATTTACTTGCAGACACTGATGCTGTCGGCGCAGGCCCACGGACTGGCCACGTGCGCGCAGGGGGCTCTGGTCACCTGGGGTGGACCGGTGCGCCAAGCCTTCGACATCCCGGCGCCCTACCGACTCATCTGTGGTGTGTCCATCGGCTACGCCTCAGCCCACGCGGTGAACGGCTTCAACCCCGGGCGGGCGGCGCCGTCGATGCTTCTCGCCGAACCGACGCAGCATGTAAGTAGCGAACCGAAGTAAACGCGATCCGAGACCTGGTGCGGCCCCCGCGGCGCCACTTGCTGGCGAAGACGATGCGGCTATCTACTACCCAAGATCGACGAGATGAGATGCCAGAAAGTTGTCTGTCGCCAGCGGAAACTGATGACCGGCAACGGTCCTCTCTGCTGATAGCTAAGGCTAAGCGAAAGTTCGAATCCCCACCGCTCAAAACCCGCGTGGGGCGCGGGCTCCCGCAAAAGCTCCTGACTTTTTCATCTTGTCGGGGGCTCATAGCATGAGCCTGCATTCAGCCTCCCGCCGCGCCACAAGCCCAGGCAGTACTCTGCCCCCAGCGTACACCCAGCGCCTCAGTTCGGAAGCCGCCCCAGCCCAGTCCCTCTGATTGACTCGTCGTCTGAGAGTTGAAGTCTGAAGTCGGCCTGCTCCCAGATTGAACGTAAAGTCGACGATTGCCCCGAGCCGTGTTTCCGGCTCGGTCGCCATAACGGGACAGAACCGAAGCGTTGCTCGCAGGGCCAACTGCATGTCAGCCTCCAGGTAGGCCTCACCCTGAACCAGCGTAATCGGGGGATGGGCTCGGTCGCACAGGTGCCCGTAACCGATCGTCCAGAACCCAGCTGGGCAAACGTACGGATATGCCCGGCCAGGATCACTTTTAGGCACCCGGCAAAAGCCTTCGAACCGCTTGGCGAGATCGATCGCAGCCTGCGGGACAGAGGTCATGATCGCACTCGATCAAAGACACGCCCCAGGAACCAGAAGTTCAAAACACCAGCCCATAGCGCCTGATCTGCTTGGGTCCACGCATGCAAGATCGCTTCGCCCCAACTCACGTCCGCGGTTAAAGCACCGATGAAAGCGGCAGTCTTCGCCGCGCAGTACAACCCCATGAACCAGTAGGTAATGACAGGGCGAACGCTCGCAGAAAGGGCGTCCGCCCACCCCACCCCAGAAGAACGCCCCTGAGCCGCCACAGCCTCTTTCAAGGCCTCAATGGCGCCGGTGTTCCATGCCCCGTCGGCCGCGGCGCTGATCTCGGCCATACGCTGGGCACCGCGGAGCTTTTCAAACTCCAGAGCTTTGTCCTGCATGGCCAACTCGTGGCCACGCTCGCCCTTGCGATCAAGCCATTTCAACACCTCTGGAGCAAGACGGAAGGCACCCCCAAGAAGACCGCCAAGCAATGTCTCGATCATTGGGGGCCTCCCATCAGCTTTAACTTGATGGCCGCACCCACCAGGAGCATTGCCAGGATGGCTGTGGTGACCACCTTGATCGTGGTCCGCCATGCTGTACGCCTTGCATCTCGCCAAGCCTCAAGAAGTTCCCGCAGTTCGCCAATGTCCCGGGCGGCGTGACCGTTTTCCAGTCCGAGCCGGGATAAAACGCGGTCGGCGCCGCGTTCAGCAGCACTGTTGAGCAAGTCGTCGAAATCAGCTTTACGAAACTGAAGAAATTCGATTTCTGCCTCAGTTTGATTTGTTCCGGTCATGTGGTCTCCAAAATGAAAAAAGCCCGCGCTGGCGCGAACCAGGCGGGCGGGACGGGGAATGGGTTTGGTCAGGCGGCGACGACCGGAATCGGGAAAGGTCGAGCAGCACGCGTTGGCGCTTTAGTGCCGGTCTGTGTGAGGCCGAAGATGTCTTTGCGATCGTCTGGCAGGTCACCGTCGATGTAGATCGGCACCCATCCAGTTAGGAACTCGATGCCAGCCGCAAAGATCGGCAGCGCGTCCGAAAAGGCGTTGTTACAGGACACCTCCCACAATGGCCCCTCGAGGAACATGCACGAACCCTTACAAATCTGCAGCACTGGACACTTGGGGCACTCCGCGCGCCTCGACCAGTGAGTCGCAGTTTTCAGGGCAACGGCGCTCAAGTCGCTGGTATGCCCGATCCGATGTGATTCGCCGTTAGGGGCGTTCGCCTTGGCGCTGACGTTCTGGCAGGTCAACACATTACCGCGCAGATCGACGGCAACCGAATCTGGATGGTCCATGCCGCACTTTTGCCCAAGAGCACTAGCGGGTCGACGCGTGCGGATGGAATTGACGAAGGAAGCGATCCTATCCTTGATCGCTGAGAAGTTTGCGACCTGCCCAGATCTGAGCTCTTGGAAGGCACGGGTGCGAAAGGCATGAAAGTCGTCCGGCCGTAGCGAGGTGGCAAGCCCACCTTCGTCATAAGCATCAACGACCGATCCCTCGCCGATCGGCACATCCCGATCTCTGGTCAGCTGTACGAAAAATCGGACTACCTCGGCACGCGAGACGTTGTGTCGGTTCATCATGGCGTTAAAACTCACGCGGCGCTTTGGCGCAAGCCTCCGATAGAGATCCAGGATCGCCGCACGCTGCTCCGCATCAGCCAAGGGATCGGGTCCACGTACATGCTGGCCGGGGCCGTCATGCGAGATACCAACGCTGAACCCCAGTTCATCTAGCCACCCGTTGATATCGGGCGACAGCAAGGAGCCGTTGGTGATGATCCCGAACGATGCATCTGGGTATTTGACGCGCAAGGCCTCTGCCAGCGGCCGAAGCGTCTTGATGTAGACGAGCGGTTCGCCGCCCCAGAACTCAACGCGCTCTGGTGCAGCAGTGACCCAACTATCAAGGTCAGCGAGAAAACCCGCAACATCGCCTGGATTGGTCTCATCGACGCGCGGCACGTAACGCTGCGAACAGTACTCGCAAGAGTAGTTGCAAGAGAGCCCAAGCGAGATTTTCAGCACCCGGGGAGTGATCTTCCCCAGCGGTTTGGATCGAGACGTACGCGGGGCGACTGGGCGATCAGCAACACCATGCGCGGGCACGAGCGCCATCCCCTCGGCGTCGGTCAGGTCCCCGGTCTGGTTGTCGTAGAAGAGTGTGCGGCGCTCTCCGGTCGACGGCCGAAGGGCATGGATAGTGAACTTCATGGATGACCTTTCAGCGGACGATAGAGATCGGTGTAGTTGTGGGACGTCACCCGAAGGGTGACGGCGAGGAGCGTCCGGCTGCCCTCGGATGTGAAGGTGTTCGTCTCATGCCAGATCGGCGCGGGATGAAGAATCGCGAGCCCAGGAAAAGGATCGATAAACCGTGTCTTCTCCCAAAAGGGAAACGAGGCCATAGGACGCGGATCGCACAGGATCAGTTCGCCGTCACCACCGGTGCGATCACGGTCGGCAAATGGTCTTCGGTTCTCGCCAGTCTCCAGATACACACAAAGCACGTGGTCGCAGGTGTGGTGGTAGTGCGGAAGCGTGCGACGACCTCGCTCGAGATAGACAACAGGCAGAATTCGGACAACGAACTCGATCTCTTGGGCGTTCCGCACCCCTAGCGCTTCGCGTAGGTACCGCCGGTAGACCTCATCGATGTAGTTCCGTAGTCGATCAAAAACCGGCTGCGGTGCAAGCTCCAGATACGGCTCCATGAGTAGGTTGTATTGGTGAGTGAGCCTCATATCTACGACCGGCAGAGAACAGGTTGAGGCGCCAGCGTTAAACAGATCGCGTGCGTGCTTGGCAAACTTGGAGAGCGCCTGTATTTCGTCTTCAGCAAAGGGGGCCACCTCGCGCATGACAGGCGTTGGCCAGAGGTACTCAATCATGGGCGAGTTCCAGGCCAAAACTGATGGCCACACGAAGCGCCGGGCAGTAGCGCGAAAGCGGACGTGCGCCATGAAGCGCCGTGCCATCGAAAACCACCGCACGGTTGGGGCGAACGACTACGCTGCAGACGATTTCCCTGGCATCGTCAAACAAACAAAAGTCACCGCCCCATTCAGGATCCCAGTCCGCAACGGGATACCAAACCACGGTTCGAGAGCGCCCCAAATACGTCTGCGGGAAATCGCGATGGATCGCCGCCTCGTCCCCAAATGACTGGGCGTTGACCCATACCCGTGTCAGGGCACGCCCGGCAAAAAATCGGTCGCTAATAAGCTGAGCGACGCGCGAAAGGGGAGTATTGGCGTCAACAAAGCGCTCGAAGGTCATCGCGACATCGACCGCACGGTTGTCATAGTGGTGGGGATGGATTCCCGGCAAGACATAGTTGCGGTGCCAAAAAGTCCCGGCCGACTCACTGCGTGCCTTCCATCCAAACCGCAAGGTCTGCCCCGAGAGCCAGGCAGTAGTGGCATGGGCGAGCGCTGGCTCGATCGCCTCGTCGACAACTTGCATCGGAATCACAGCACGCATTCGGCCACCCCGGTGAAAAAGCGAAAGCCGACCTTCACCTTGCTACCGTTCACCGGGGATAACACCGTGTTGGTGGCGCTGTTACCCTCAACCGGAGTTCGGGAGGAGCGCAGCCAGCCACCTGTGCATTCCCAATAGAGTTCGGTGCCTGTCAGGTCGAACGGCTGATCGCCACGAGATGCGGTAGCGGTCAGATCAATCCCATTGGCCGTCGTCACTTGGGCCAGTGAAATCTGTGGAAAGAAGTCGCGCGAAAGGTCGCGCCACTGAGCGGCACTGAGGACGCTATCCACACCAAGTGCGGAAACATCATCCGACTCGGCGATCGTGATACCGAGAGCCGATTCGGTGGGCGACGCGACCAGGAGGACTGATCGCCAGAGCGTACCGCCCAAAAATCGCGCAAGCGGCCTTTTGTCAATGTAGGTCGCAGCGTAGACGTTTACTGGGTCAGTGCCGTCGGCGTCCAGTGCCCAGACCGAGTAGGCGTGTTTCGGCTGGGCTGCCAGAGCGCTAAAGGTCTCGAGGTCGATCGTCGATATACGCCTTGAATCATCTGAGGGCGGATCGCTTTGACTCGCGTCTTCAGTGGGGACAACTGTGTCAACCACCTGGGTCAGAATCGAACCGGAGCGCGACCAATGCCGACGCAGCGGATTGTCGTAGCGGCGGACTGCGTAGAGTTTCATGACCAGCCTCCTTAGCCTCCGCCACAGCAATTGCAGTTGCAATCGCAGTTACAGTTGAAGTTGTATCGAACCGAACGAAGCTGAAGCTGACTGCCGTTATCGATCAACTCCGTTCGCACTGTTGCGATGTTGCCGCTGCCGTAGCAGTTGATCGGAATCTCCGGAATGCAATTTCCGGTGTTACCGTTGCAGTTGACTAGGGTGGGCGCACAGTTGGTGACCGTCGAGAAGAAGTAGTCGTGGAGCCACCCGTAGTTCGCGGTCCACATGGATCCGCTGTTGTTCATGTACATGTCCCAGTTGCCGTCGGACTTCAGAAAGCCCATCAGGTTGCTGTTGACATGGAGGTAGCGGGTCACGTTGTCCGTGTCCTGCATGTTGATGGTCGGGGCCGTGTTCTGAATCGTCAGATTCCCCGTCATCGTGTCGCCGGTCTTGGCTACCCGACTGGATAGATCGATGTTGACCGTCGCGTTACCCGCCGCATCAGGGCCGGCTCCGTTTACTGACCTGACAAACGCCGTGGAGTCATATCCATCGAGTTTGTCAGCATCAGCGGCCTTGGCAGTAATGCCGAGGTACGTAGCGTTATGGTTGTGCGTGCTTGAAGCAAAAGCACTCGCATGCTGGCCGTCGAGTAGGTCTGCGTCCAGGCCCGTTCCAGTACCGTCGACGGTCAGCAACTTGGCCAGCACATCGGCTGCGGTGTAAGACGCCGCATTGAGCTTGGAAGCGAACTGGGCATCGATACCACTGGACAAGTCCATGATGAATCGCCAGTTGTCGGGGTTGGTGCCGATCAGCTGGTACAGCTTCAATTGGTCCGTGCGGTAGCAGAGCATCCCGATCTGGAGATTGGTCGTCGGGAAGGTTGTTCCGCTGTTGCATGAAATGGCGGTCTTATCGTTGTTCAGAATCTCAATGAGCGAATCGGACAACGTTCTGGACGACGGTATGTCGGTGAAGTTTTGCATCTAATACCCCTGTGCAATCCAGGTAAAGGAGCCGGTCACACGGGTGCCGGAACTGTTTTCAAGAATGGCGGTAAAGCCTGTCGTGGTGACTGAGCCGAGCAGACGTGGGATGGCCACTGCGGTTCCACCCTTGTGGGTCATGGTCACCTCTGGTGCGACCCGAAAGCTGCGTGAAAAATAGATCACGGCACCAGCGGCTGCGTCGGTGATCTGGGCAGTGCCTCGATCGAAGATGTCCGGAACATCCACTGTCACCCGCAGGGCGTCGATAAATCCGCGGTCTGAGTTACGCGAATTCAAGATGGCCCTAAAAAGCGCACGCCGGTATGTGTAGTCGCCCTGGATGAAATCCCGAAAGTCGGTGTAGCCCGGCGGATGCCCCGCCTCAACGATGGCAGCAAAGTCTTGCTCAGTAATCTCGGTGGTGCCGACGATCATGTCGCTGATCACCCCGTTGGCATGCCTGCGGTACTGCTCGGCCAACGCCAAAGCCTCACGAGCTGTCAGGCGCATAGCCTTTCGAAGAGCATCTGAAACCGCGAGACTCTCCGTCAGATTGCGACGGTAGGCCACCGTACGACCCAACACCTCCCCCCAAGCGACTGCCTCTGCCACTCGCTTGATCGACTGTCGCGCCCCCTTGTCAGTGCTGCTGAAAGCTTCCACAAACGGTTTTCGGACCTGCTTGGCACCCAGATCGCTGAGACCCAAACCTTCGCTGATGCGCAAAATGAAGGCAATCAGGTCGGTGTAGGTCTCGGCAAACGCCACCGCCTCAGCGATTCGCTTGGTTATCAGGCGATCCAAGTCATCCCCTAGCCCAAAGGCTTCGAAGGCGCTCTTGGTGACACCTCGTTGAGGCGACTCCAAAAAAGGCAGGGTTTCGGCCAAGCGCTTGATGCTGGTCTGACGCAATCCGTCAGACCAGACTAAGTTCTCTACAGAGCTTTTTGTCAGCACCCTTGTGAGGTAGTCGGATGCTTGGAAAGCCTCCTTAATTTCTTTGCGGGCGGCTTTCCCGGAAACCTCAGTGAACGCCATCGTTTCGACCCACCGAAGGACGAAGGCGATCAGGTCTGAGTAGGTTTCTCCAAACCCGACTGCCTCTGATTCACGCAGAGTCAACTGCTTAGCTAGCATCTCGGCAAAGCCAAGCCCTTCACCGGTGCGCTTGACCGACTGTCGTCTAGTTGCCTCGACGATAGCCAAGCTCACCGCCACCGCAACGTTGTAGACGGCGGGATAGGCCGTGGTCCAGTTCTTCCCGGCGCTCGCGCTCGACCATGTAAAGCCAGCAGAAGCCCAGGTGTACCTTGCGCCCTGGGTCTCGCTGACTGTCACCGTATCGGGCATGACAATCAGCTCATCGTGAAGGTGAAGACCGCGGTCAGGCTGTCATCCGCACCCTTGTTGACCACGGGGAACACCACACGATCGAGCATGATTCCCCCGGTCGAAGCATTGAAGACGCCAGCCTCAGTCAAGGCTCCGGTGCTGTCCCCTGCCAAAAAGTCTGCGGTGAAAGTGAACGTCTTTGTTCCTGCGGTGTGCGCATAGGTTGCCGCATTGCGGTCAATTTCCGTCACCAGTGCTGACTGGGTCGCTGCTGCCGCCGTGGTACCTGTGCCTAGCGCGATGAACCCCATCGTCGCGGGTCGGCTGGCGGCTTTGCCAATTGCATCGGCAATGAAATCAAAGCCGACGTTGACGATGATGTTGTCCTTGTGGACCGTCTCGACTTCACCGCTTGCGCGGCGAAGGATGAGTGTCATTGCGCCCTGAAGCTGCATGGATTCGTCGATCATGAAAGATCCTCGTGAAGTGGAAATGGATATCGGCATAGGGGGCCTCCGTTGTAGTAGGAGGCGCCCCTGCCACACCACCCGGCATGCGGGTCCGCACCGGGCGGTTCGAGAGGTTGAGGTTATGAGAGTCGAGGAACGCCCAGCCGATCGAAGTACGCGATCGTTAGCACGCGGTTGATTCGTTTTGCACTGTTGACCCACCAGCACCGCGAATTCGCCGCAACCCGCCGCGCATCGTCATCGGATGCGCCCAGAGCCTTGAGTTCACGGTACATGGTCGTGCCACGCCGCCACTGCTTGAGCTGAATCGCTCTCAGGCGGTGGCGCAGCCACTCGTCTAGCTCGCGCCAGACCTTGGGCGTTTGCGCCAATCCAAAGTAGCCCTTCCAACCCAGCAAGTAGGCACGCAGTCGCTCGGCGATCGCGGTCATACTGCGCCCGCTCGAGCGTCGAGTGAGCTGGCGAACCCGCTGCTTGAAGTCAGCCAGCGACTTGTCAGCCACCCGGCGCTTGACCTCGCCGCCCCGAGCCATCCAAAAACTGTAGCCCAGGAACTTGCGGGCAACCGCGCTGGCCACCGTACTCTTGGCCTCGTTGACCGTAAGTCGCAGCCGTGCGTAGAGCCGACGCAGCAATGCCATCACCCGCTCACCTGCCTTGCGACTGCGGACGTACACGTTGCAGTCATCCGCATAGCGAGCAAAGCAGTGGCCCCGCCGCTCCAACTCCCTGTCCACCTCGTCGAGCAAGACGTTGGCCAGCAGCGGGCTCAGCGGCCCGCCCTGCGGGGTCCCCTGATATCGCTCACTGATCACGCCTTCCATCATGATCCCGGCGTCCAGATACGCCCGGATCAGCCGCAACACGGCCGTATCGGTGATCCGCTTGCCGAGTCGATCCATCAGCATGTCGTGATTGACCCGGTCGAAGAACTTCTCCAGATCCACATCCACCACGACCCTGCGCCCGGACTGCACGAACGCTTGAGCGGCAAGCACCGCATCGTGCGCTCGCCGGCCCGGCCGAAAGCCGTAGCTGTGCTCGCTAAAGGTGGGGTCCAGTATCGGCTGCAGCACCTGCAGCAGCGCTTGCTGAATCAACCGGTCCGTCACCGTCGGGATCCCGAGCTCGCGCTCGCCCCCTCCAGGCTTCGGAATCATCACCCGTCGTACCGGACTGGGCCGGTACGTCCCCTGCATCAGCCGCTCGCGGATATCCGCCCACACGGACCTCAGGTGTTCAGCAGTCTGGCCAATGTCCAGACCGTCTACCCCCGCTGACCCCTTGTTAGCTTTAACCCGCTTCCACGCTCGTTGCAGGTTCTCTCTCGTCAGGGCCGCTGCAAGCAGCGACCCTGACCCTGTGCCCTCGGTTGCGCGACGCGGGCCTCGGGTTTCGTCGCTGGACGGTTGGCGTGCGGCTTCACCGCTTGCTACCCCGCCCCGCCCGGATCGCTCCGGCATCTGACGCATGACCTTCGACATCGGCACGGCCTCGTGCACTCCCTCTCGTTCGGCCCTTCGCCCCTTCATGGCGGCTACTACGACCTCTGCTGACTTCTCGCTCCGGCTTGCACCGTCGCCCTTTCAGGCATAAGGCGAGATCTCCCCGGGTAAGAACGCACTCCTTCACCGCACAGTCGCCGGATTTACGCCACTTCGCCTTGATCACGAGAGCTTCGCAGTTCTATGCCCGCTCGCCCTGCTCGGCAGCGCCTTCTATCCGGTTCTTGTCCATCGACTCGCGGCTTACGCTCCGCGCTTCCTTCCCACAGTCGGTCACCCTCCTGCAGTTGCGCTTCACTTCGTTCGCTGTGATCAACTTACGGCGGGACTTGCACCCGCAGGAGTGCGCCCGTGCCGGGCGCACAAAGAAAATGGCGCTGCCTCTTGCGAGAACAGCGCCACGGTTGGGAATGCGTTTGAAAAATTCGGTCTAGTACAGGCGCAAACTGGTGAAGGCTCCGATAGGCGCAAGGGCTGCGCTTGCTGACTCGACATCTGCGCCCATGCGGCCAACGAAGAGCCGCCGCTCGGAGGCAGTCTGGCAGACACCAATGCAAATACGATCGGTCATCGACACGGCGAACGGGACAGTCACTTGTCGGGACAGTTGGTCTTCCAAGAAAAAGACCGATGTGGCCGCGTCATAGCCCACCAAAAGCAGCCCTGCGGCTCCGGTTGCAACCCAGATCACGCAAGTTGTGACCTCGGCAGGGATGAACCAAAAGGAGGTATGGAACACCGATGGAATACTCACCGTCCAGGCCACACGGGTGGTGTCCTTGACGAGGAGTCCGTCGCCATATCGGCCGGCCGCATAGGCCACGCCTGCCGCCTGGCTGGAGACCGGACTACCCAGTCCGGTTGTTGAGCCGTTCAGACGCCAACCGTAAATTTCGCCGGCTTGCAGTGCGTCTTCCTTGGCGATTTGGAACCGGGCATCCACGTTGGCGATTGCACCGTCGTAGGCCCACTGGCGCCTGGCCGCATCACTGCTCCAAGGGAAATTGGCCTCGAGCCACGTGGTTCGGTCATCTACCGAGGCCCCGAGACTGTTGAGCAGCGTGTTCTGAGCGCGAACAGGCGAGACAAGATCGACTTCAAACAAGTACTCGGCTATCTGCGCCCCCGTGCTCATGCGCAAAACGTTGTGACCGTTGACCGATACGACCGACGCAAAGTGCTTGGTACCCGGAAAGCCGAGCGCCTGCTCATCGCGCTCAAGAATCAGGTTGGCGTTTTGCGGTTGGGCAACCACGGTCGACACAAAGGTTGGCGTATCGCCGTAGATGCCGGGCGATGCGATCGCCTTGATCCAGAACTTACGCTCGCCATCAAACCCAGATGGTAACGTGTAGCTCGTGGACTTGACCTCGGCGACAAAGAGAGACGCATCCCAGGCCGCGCCTTCACGGAGTTCGTACCCAACGACTTCAGGCTCAGGATTGGGCTGCCAGCGAAACTCCAGCCGGTTTCCTGACTGCACCACATCGAACTGACGGACCGTAGACGGCGCCAGGAGGCTCAGGACAAAGGTCGTCACATGGGCGCTGTAGTTCCCTGAGGTGTCGTAGGCTCGGATGTGATACGGGTACAGCCCGGCGGCGCTTTGGTCATGGACCATCTGCGTGCCAGCGGTTTTAGCGACAAGCTGGCCGTTGTCCCAGCCGGAACCCACACGGACCTCGTAGCCCGCGAGGTCAGCATCTTGGACTTCATCCCAGGTAATCAGCAGATCGGAGACCCGGCGCTGAACCAGGAAGCCCGTGACATCCGAAGGCGGCAGCGTCTTGCCCAGCACCGTGGCGCTGTAAGTTGCAGGCACGCTCTCCTTGCGGGTAATACCTATGGCACGAAGGTTGAATTCATAAGCCCCCTCCTGTGCATCGCGGATTTCAACGTAATTGGCGCTGGTGAGCGGCAGACTGACAAAGTTGCCGCCGGCCACCCGGTAGGACAACCGGTAAGCGACTGCGGTCTGCACCTCATTCCATGAAACCTGCACCAGAACTTGCGCCTGATCTTTCACCCGGTAAAGGCTCTCCTGGACGCTAAGGCCGGTCGGTGCCGGCGGCATATCCGAGAGCACCGTGATCGAGCGAGGTTGTAACGCCAGCCCTTTTTCGATTGCATCGAATTTGCTTGGGTTGTGCGCCAGCGCGGTGACCTCATGCACACCCGGATCACGCTCGGCAACCGCAACCACCCGAAAGAGCTGCGGCTCAATGATCGAGGATGACAGCACCCAAATGGCACCTGGCTGAGGTGACGCGCTAAAGGGGATGGTCACCGTCAACGTCCGCCCCGAGATCGGCCCTACTAGGCGCTCTTCAATTGCCCCCGTAGGCAAGATCACAGACAAACGCCAGGGAAGATCCGCCGGAAGGTCTTGATCCAATGTGACCGTGCTAGCAGATGCGGCGGCGACCCGGCCTCCAAGCCGCATGCCACCTCGGACTGAGTCAGCCACTTTGATGACATCGCCTGGGCGTACCACAGCGCCCTCCAGTCCCGTGCGGAAGGTGACGATCTCGGATTCCGACTGCTCGGAGTACAAGAGCCATTTGCCCACGCGATGCGCCTGTCCTCTGGAGGTGCAGCCAAGCGCCACCACCTCACTTTGCACAATGCCGTAGCGAGCAATGCCAGTGGCGTCCTCAACGTACTCCACCTTCTGACGGTAAAAGTCTTCCGGATCATTCCAGGTGACCAAGGCCACGGTGTGGCGCGCTTTGGCAGAAGATCCTTGGTAAGCAAACTCGCCTTCAACCACGTTGCTGGGTGCGAACTGATAGACCGGATCAGCGGGGGCATCTTGCGTCACCGTGATGGCTCCGCCAGACCAGTACACCATTCCCCTAAAGATCGAGGCCATGTCCTGCACGACCTTGTAGGCTTGCTCCCGAGTCTGGAGATACAGGTTGCAGGTAAAGCGAGGCTCAAATCCTCCCAGGCCATTGGGCACCAGTTGATCGCAATACTGGGCTACTCGGTAGAGCGCCCACTTGTCGACCTGGGCCTCGGGGATATACCCACCCAGGCCATAGCGGGTACTGGTGACTAGGTCAAAAAAGCACCAGGCCGGGTTATCGGTCCAGGCGATCTTGAAGGTTCCGTTCCAAACCCCGCTGTAGGCCCGGGTGATGGGGTCGTAATTCACCGGGACCCGCACCCGTAGCAGCTTCATGTCATAGCTGCGCCGTGGAATGTTGGAAAACTGCGAGGCATCCACACGCAGTGCCACCAGGGCGCTGTTGGGATACCTCAGCTTGCTCTCAATGACCTCCGTGTACGAGTCGAAGAACGTCTTGTTCTGAACCGCGCTGGATGTCGAGTCCGCAGTAATTCGACGCACCCGAATTTCCCAAGGGCCACTGCCAGTAAGCGGCACGTAGTAGCTGCGCTGGTACTTGGTAGTGGTCTTGCCGGAGATCGTGTCATTGACGATCTCAACGAAGCCACCGCCATTGACCTGCCGATCAATGGCGAAGTTGACCGAGCTCCCGTTCAGATCGCCGTTGGTCGTGTCTTGGTTCGTGAGCTGCGGCACACTCACCTTGATGCGGACAGCGTCGACATCCGGATCAGTGATGGACCGCACAACTCCTGGACCGGACTGACTCGCCTTGACCTCAACGCCTACAACCACCTCGTTTTCAACGGAGGAGAACCCGGGCACATAGCTTTGCTGCTGGCTGCCGTTGCGGGTCTCCAGGGTGACACCTGAGAAGTTGGCAGTGCCGTCAGCGTTCTGGATGGGCGTGTCGTCCAGGTAGACCGACTGAAGGCCATCGACCAACCCTTCAATCTCACCCTCGGAGATGAGGTCAACCACCCGCGCATAGGCTTTTGATCGAAGGCTGTCGGGGGCCTCTTGCGCCACACGGGCGCTCCCTCCGCCTCCTTTACCGCCACCGCCAGCACCAATGATGAGCTTGGTCATGCAGCAATCTCGTCCACGTCGATCCCGGCACTGATCACGGCCGAGCCAACAATTAGCCGCCCATACCCAACAGGCACAGGATGCCCCTGAGCGGTCGTGTTAACCGCGCCATTGAAGCTGTAGCTGGGCTTGTTCTCAGGTCGCTCCGAGGGCTCGGTGGCCTTGGGCGTGGGGGCAATCATCTGCGCCACACCACCGAGGATCATGGCGGTACCCACCGAATAGAGCGTCGCCTGGGACAAAAACGCGCCCGACGCAGCCCAGCCCAGCGGGTTCCACCAGGCCACAGCCAGCAAGGCTGCCCCGAGCAATATTTGACCGAGGCCATTGCCACCCGCGCCAGAGACCACCGGTGCAATCGTGATGCGGTTTTGCCCCGTTGGCTCGTGCAGGCGATCCAGCGTCAGTGCCTCACGGCCGGCCAGCACGCGGTATCCGACGCCGCGCTCGCCAGAGGACACCAGTTCCCGCTCAAAAGCAGGGAAATTGGCTACCAACGCCCGAATGGCCTCCGCAGCCGACGAAATGGCCAGGCTATGCCTGCGACCAAAGCGGCGCCCGAGTTCACCGAGAAGAATGACCGTGACCATATCTAAGGATGTGTGTTGTGACTTTTTGCCAGTAGCCGCCGTAGACATCACGACTGGAAAGACGCCCCTGCAAGTGATGAAGAATCAGCCCCTCTCCGAGGTAAACCGCTGCGTGATTCGGAACGCTTGATGCCACCTGCATCAGGAAGCAGTCGCCAGTCTGGAGATCGCTCGCGTCTACCGGAGAGAACCCAGCCTGAGAGAAGTTCTCCATGTAGAGGTTCTCACCGTGCTTCCACCAATCGTCAAAGCGCACGAAGTTGGGCAAATCCACCCCGCGTTCTTTTCGGAACCAGTCGCGCACCAAGGCGTAGCAATCGAGTACGCCGTGAGACCATTCGCGGCCCACTAAAGGGGCAACGTAACCCATTGGTTCGATGCTGGCCCAGGTATCGTTCGGTACGCTCACGATGTGCCAGGGCAAGCCACTGGCCTCACACGCCACCCGGTCAGCCTGACTTGGCTCGGGCGGTAGGCCCGGATGGCTGTGCACCACGGCCACGATCTGCCCCTGCTCATCGGCCTTGACGTAGTCCTCGGGGTGAATCACGAACTGGTCCGTACCCACACCGATGTTTCGGCACGGCCAGTACACCTCCCGACCCTTGCGGATCACGAGCAGTCCACAAGACTCCCGCGGGAAAGACTCACGGGCGTGATCGAGCGCCAGGGCCCGGTTTTCAGAAAGCATCAGCGAATCAGCCCTGCAGCCGGAAAGCCACCAAAGGGCAACTCAGCGTTCTGTCCAAACCGCGCCTTGCAAGAGGACAGACGCTTGCCGCAAACGTCGAGACTGCTGGAGCCAACCAACTGATCGTTGGCATCGAAATAGACCGTGCCGGTGTACCCGCACTCGGAACCCCGGTAGCGCCAGGGACAGACGTTTTGGACGATCTGCCGGCGCGGGAGTGAGACTCCCTCCAGGTCAAACGATGCGGCGAGCTCAAACTCGACAACATCCCGTGTTTCTCTGGACTTGCGGTCGACGTAGTACACGTCGTCAGCAAATTCGGCCGAAGGATCTGCGGTCGAATTGACACCACCCTCAAAATTGACCGCATCCAGGTATTTCGCAAGCGTTCGCTTGCGTGTGATCTTGGCGCCCACCAAGTCCTGGTACGTGAGCACCAGCGCCGTGATCGTCCCGGTGACATTCGCTACCCGCAGGCGCGGCCGAGGAACTTGGCCATTGCCGTTGAGCTCGAAGCCTTCGACCTCGATGGGAAATGCCTCAAAGGCGTTGCCTTGCCAGACGACCCGCTGCTGTAAAGCGTTGGTGCCAGCATGAAAGCGAACCGGTCCCTGTCCAAACAGTGCTAGATCCAGCACAAAGAGTTCGATCACACTGCTGGGCGCGAGCTTTTGAATTTCAGAGGAGATGGACTGGACGGTCATGACAGATCGAACACCTGTTTGAAGGTTGCCCGAACAGACTCGACATTGGGCTCATCCACTGATCGACTCCATTCCTCACAAACGAACTTGGCCGAAGCTCCTCCTGGTGGCGTCCAGTCAAAGGCCTGCACTGCACCGCGTGCACGTAGGAACGCATCGATCGCTGTTGCTTCTGTGCTGGTTCGCCCCCGAAACTCTAAGGACCAGACCTGCGGCTGCGTATTGATGCCGAAGGCCAAGCGCTGCTCGTAGCCGTCGCCGAAGGCCACACGGCGTACATTGGGCCGGATGGACAAATTGGCGCCGACCGATGGTGTCCAGGTGAACGTCGCCACTTACACAGCCCTCCGGCTGTCAAGCAGCCCACCGGCTCGCTTTTGTGCCAGCAACTCCTGGCGAACAGCACTGGCAATCGCACGCCCCAGATCGCGTCCGCCCGGGTCGTCCCCTCGGCTGGAAGCACCCGCATCCGAAACGCTGACCGAGATGTTGAAGACATCCCCACCAGACGCGCCACCACTCATCGTGACCGGAATGGAGCGACCGTCAGGCAGTGGGACGTAGGCTTCTGGTCTGCTGCCTTCGCCAAAGAGCGCCAACTGGGGTGAGTTAGCAATGCCGCCCGAGGCATAGCTGCGCAAGGCCATGGGGCCAGCAGAGGTCATGACACCACCGCCCGCAAAGCCAAAGAAGCCCATCATGGCGTTGGCCAGCGGGACCGTGATCGCTCGCTGAATCTGAATTCGGATCAGGTCGGAGATGATCGAGTTGGCCAAACTCTTGAAGTCGAGCTTGCCAGTCAT